CGTTTTTGAGGACGTCGATTTCGGCGGCGCTGAACAGTTTCGCTCCAGATTCGTCGCAGGCTTTTTGCAGCAGGAGTTGGAGGGCAAAAGCGGTGGCGTCCTCAGATTTCGCTTGCTTTTGGGCGCGTTCGCGCTCAGCCATGGTCAGAGGAGTCACCCACATCTCAAAAGTGGAGCCGTCGCTGAGGTCCACGGTTTTCTTGGTGGGCTCCAGGTTTGCTGCCTTGCGGAGGCGGTCGATTGCACGAAGCGCGGCAGGCATAAAAACTGCTACTTAAGTCAGAAGTAGTGTAGCGCAATAGAAATAAAAAGCCCCAGCCGGTGAGGGCTGGGGCGCGGTGTGCTGAACTGGCTGAGTAGCAGCCTATCAGGACTTCGACAAGTCGAAGGTCGGGGCGGCGCTGGGGCGGAAGGCGATTTCCACGCTTTGGCCGTCGTCTGGGTTCACGGTCAGACTCGCCGAGGTCAGAATCACAGGAACGGTGATGCTGCGGCTGGTGGTGTCGTTCACCGAACCAGAGGACACAATACGGTCGATATACAGCTTTACAGTGGCACCAGCTTGGCTGGCTTGGATGACGTCCTCGATCATCCTGCTGGACAGGTTGGTGTCGTCATCGGTGGTGTACACCGTGGCGGAACCGGAGCCGTCAGCGAAGCCGGTGATGTAGCTACGGAAGGGAGCGTACTGACCGGCTTCCTGACCGATGGTGGTGACGTCGATCTCAGCGCGAGTGATTTCAAAGCTCCACTCACGCACAGAGCCCACAGCTGCGGGGGCGGTGTACGCAATGCTGGCGAAAGCTGCGCCAAAGCCGCTAGGTGCTGCAGTTGCAGTCACAGCTACGCCGCCGGCGGTGGAGCTAAGGGTCATGATGCCGGTCGAGGCGTTGTACGTCTTGACGAAGTACGGGCCAGCGGCGATTGCATTGGTGGTCGTTGCGCCTACGGGGTAGGTCAGGGTCACAGGGTCATTGACCTTGAAGCCCATATAGGAGCCGACGGTGATGTTGGCGCCAGTGGAAGGAAACGCGCCAGCAGTCAGAGTGGTGACGGAAGTTCCGGCAGGGGTGTAATACAGGGCGCCGGAAGTGCCCGAGAGAACGGTGGCCATTGGTTTTTACCGATGGATGGGACAGTGACGCGGGCACAGCCCGGCTTAATACAGGTTAGCTCCAGTGCAGTTGGGGATTAAGAGATAACTTGTGCTTGGAATCCTGCTTCGATTCGTGAAATAAAAAACGGTGTAAATGCGCGACGGGATTGTTGATCTGGAGTAGTGCCGCCGAAATCAGGGCTGAAGGCTGGGCCGTCGATGGGTCCGGTGCGAACGTAGACGCCGGATGCTGGCTTTGGTGTGGCGTTGATGGTTTGAAGGGCGCTGGTGGCGACGTTGATCAGTGTTTGGTTACGGGCAGGGCCGCGTCCTTTTGGGGTGTACGTGCGAATGATGATGACGCCTCGCACCATATCCAAACTTGTCGTCAATGTGCTTTCGGTTGTGAGGCCGAATTGGATGTTGATGTCGACGAATTCTTCGGCGCTATCAGCGCCATCATTCATCACGTTGTCAAAGTAGACAGGGACTGCTGGTGACAGGCTGTTATATGCCGTCAACAGCGGTGTCTCAAATACGGCGCGGATAGCTTGGTAGTTCATCGTGTCTGCATGGCAACTTGGATTGCTTTATCAATAGCACCGGCTTTTAGGTAAATACTGAACCAGTCGAGAGGTGCGGTGCGACGGTTTCCGCCTTGGCCGGTCAACAAACCACGGATTCCTTTTTGTCGTTTGCCGGTTTTGTCGAATGGTTTGATTGGTTCAGTTCCAGGGTTGATGAATGTGCCGGGGGCCATGTCGGTGGCAATGTCGGCGTAAGACGAGAAGTTGTTGATACGAAATACAACTTTATCTTTTGAACCAATCGAGTTGGTTACTTGTCTACCTGTTAGTGGTGGAGTGACGATAGGTACAGGATTACCCGGAGCGCCAGTGCCGCGTTTCACGGTTGTGGGTGTCTTAATCTGCCACGAGTTTGAAAATTCGCCCGTCCACGCTGGGCCACGCTCTTGTAGTTCGCGAACAACTCTTTCGGCAGCGCGTTTAGGGCCGTTGTAGACCGTTGTTGCAGCAACACGATCTAGTTCTTTCAGCATGTTCCAGACGCCGTTCCGAGCCATTATTGAGGCCTCAACAGGATGGTGTGGACGATGGGGTTTTCGCCACGAGATGTTTTGCAGCTGATAATGCGGCCCGTGCGGGTTTCGCTGTTTTCGGTGTACTGGATGCGGTCGCGGATACTTGGTGAGTACGCTCCAAGTTCAGCGTTGCCAATGATGACTTTAAGGTCGTTTGTCTGATAAGACGACTCAAACTCTTCGGGTTTGGCTTGGAAAATAAGGGCGCGAACTGTCAGGCTGGTGTCCGCTCCAGAGACTTCGCCTGTGGTGGTGTTGTAAGTGGGGGTGGTGTTGGCCTTGAGGTAGGTCACGTTTTGGCCCCAGTCAGCTAGGAGCTGGGCGGGGATTGCGGCGAAGGTGGAGTCGACGAGGCTCATGATCAACCTCTAAAGACGCGCAGTTGGTAGCTACCTGAGCCGCCTGCGCAGTAAGCGCCAAGGTATGACTGGAGCCAAGGGTAGACGTCGAAGATGTTGTTGATCGTGCCGACGGCTTGGCTGGTTTTGCTGTACTTGACCTTGAGATCGCCAAGTTCCACTTGGTCGTAGAGGCCGCTGGTGCCGGTGTTGCCGGTAACGGCGTCGGTGTCGTTGGCCAGTGCACGTGCCAGTTCGTAGGTGGCGTACTTAATGTCGCTCGGGATCAGGCTGCACTCCAGCGTGATGTTGTCGACGTCGTAGTTGGTGCGCGGCCATTTCAAGGCTTGGCCGGCGTCGCAGCGGTCGCCGTAAAAATTCAGCGTGTCGATCCAGCGCGTTGCAGAAATCAGGGCGCGGTTTTTCTGGTCGGTGGTTTTGTCGATCCAGGTGGCTGAATTGGGAACCGTTTCGAAATATGCGTCGGCGTCAGCAAGCGTTACGTAGCTGTTGGCCGACGCGCTACTCAAAGTGGCGATGATCGTCGCGGGCACAGCTACTTAATCCACCTTTGTTTCAGTGTAGCGCCAACAAAAAAGCCCCACCGAAGTGGGGCCTGGTGTACACGCAATCTGATTATCAGATGGTGCTGGTGTCGAGGGGGCTGTTGACGGTGAGCTGAACCAAGGGGATCAGGTCGATGTCGTAGGTGGCCTGCCAGTTGCCCGAAGTGGCCAGACCGTTATTGGTCGGGTTGTCGGAGCCCGAGTTCCACTTGGTGCCCATCACGTGGTAGGCAGAGTGGTAGTCAACCGAGAGCACGTCCTGTTTGGACAGGATGTTGCGGTCGGCCTCGATGCGGAGGTCCTGCTGCACACCTTCCAAGATGGTGCCACCCTTGGTCAGATAGCAGTAGAACTCGCGCTGGTGGCCGCCGGTGCCGGGGGCAACGGTGTTCACCAGGGGGTCGATGATTACGCGGCAACCAGCGAACTCGCCGATGGCACGTGCACCGACGCCCACGCCGCCACCACCCCAAACCACAGAGCCGGAAGCGGCTAGGGCAGAGGTCGAGAAGGTCAGCAGGCCGATCTGGTACAGATAGAAGCCCACCGAAGGGTGGACTACCAGGGTGTCCAGTTCGTCGCCGCGCTCACCCAGCAGGTTGCGGGCGCGAGCCACAGCAGCGCCAGTCAGGAAGTTGGCTTCTGCAGCGCCAGAGGCAGCAGCAACGCCGAGGTCCAGGCTGTTAGCGGACAGGACAGAGCCGAACAGACCAGCAAGTTGGCTGAACAGACGCTGGCTGTTCAGTTTGTTGATGGCGTCGGCAAGCTGGTTGCGGATGTGAAGCATGGGATCTTCACCGGCCGCCAGCAGAGCGACGTCGTCCACTGCGTACGCGAAACCGCGATGGCAAATGGTGGCAACCTGGGTGGCAGTGCCGATTTTCTGAGGGGTCAGATAGCCGGCGGTGCTGGTGCCCCAAGTTGCGGTGCCGTCCATGATCTCCTCAGTGGGAGCCACGGGGTTGAACTCGGGAACCTGGATGCGGGTGCCGCCTTCGCGGGCATCCAGCAGCGAGTTGCGCACAATCGCGCCGCTCTTCAGGAACAGCGAACGCTCCTTGATTGCCTCAGACACATAGGTGCTGAGGTTATTGCGCTTGACGACGTCCGCGAGAAGGACGCCGCCGGAGTAGTTCTGAAATGGTGCGGCCATTTCTATTTACCAGGTGGGTGGGTTTGCGGGTCCAAGTCACGGACTTGGTGTGCACCACGGGTGCGAAAATTAGAGTCCTGCTTCCCTCTTCAGCACAGCTGCGAGGTCAGGGTCCTGACTAGAAATTAGCATCTGTTGTGTGAGGTTGATCGAACCTTCTTTCCAGGGGTTTGATACACCTGAAGAAACAACAGATGTGGGATTTGGTTTCGCTCCCATCCCAGCTGCAGAGCTGGGTTTGAAGTGATGTTCGTATCCCGAGCCAGGGGCTTTCAGGTTGGCGATGTAAGTCGCAAGGTCTTGCTCCACGCCGCCATTGAGCATGACGACATTGCCGGACTCGTTTTTACGGAGGCTACTTTGAAGTAGCTGGAGCATTTGCTCGGCGTTGATTGCGCCAGCTTGGCTGATGGCAGCCATTGCCTTGGTGCGTACTGCAGCGTTTTCGTTGCTTTGGCGGAGATCCTCAAGTTGGCGCTTGAGGTCTGTAATTTGTTGGTCCTTTTCTTGGCCGGTGCGGTTGGCTTCTTCCCAGAGGTCTTTCCATTGGCCTTGGTCTTCCAGCGTTTTCTTGCGCTGGTCGTCTTGGCGTTTGTAGACCTCGTCGAGTTTGGCCTTGATGCCTTGGAAACGTTCCTCGGCTTCGGTGGCTTGCGTTTTCAAAGCATTGATTTGTACTTCGTACTCGTTGCGTAACGAGACAGAAGCGTCAATCGGGGGAGCGGTGTCGGCTCCAGCCACGGGCTGGGTAGGAGACGCCACGGGCGTTTCCTGGATGACTTGCTCTTCCATACTCAGAATTCAGTGTCAGTGGTGGTTTCGTCGATCTTGCCGCGGCGGGTTTTACGCATCACGGGCTCGGGTTCGGGAGCGGGCTTGTCCTTTTCGTATAAGTTCTCGGCCCGTAGCTCCACAAGCTGCCACTTGTAGGTGCCGTCGGGCTGCAGAACTTTGTCTAGCGATTCGGCCATGACAAAGAGTTTTGTGACTCTTGTAGTATAGGAGTAAGGGGTGTTTAGGTCGCTATGAAGTCGCCGGCTTCGGTAAGAAGCGGTTCGGATGTTTCCGTCAGTAGCAAAATTGCTCGCTCCAGTAAGAGCAGGTAGGCATCTTCTGTCAGCAGGGAGAAGCCGTCTTCTAGGAGTAGGTGGTAGTCAGTTACTTCGGGCAGGATTTCAGTGTTGTTGATGAAAACCTGTGTGACTTCGGTGCTACCTAGGTACAGAGATTGAACTTCTTCGTTGCCGAGCCGGAAGGCCATTAGACGATGACGTACAGCGTCGTAGCGCTTTTGGTGGGTAGAGCGTCGTAGTTGGCTTGGCTGATCTTGATGATGTTGGTGATGGCGGTTGCTCCGGTGATTCCGGTGGTGTTGGAGGTCAGGACGTTGGCCCAGCCGGTGTCGTAGCTGGTGTCGGTGGTTTTGACGAGCGCTTGGCCGGTGGTGCCGCCGCTGGCGATGCCAATGCCTGGGCGGCCATTAAGTCCGTCTTCGCCGTCCTTACCTTTTTTGCCCGGCGGGCCGACCAGGCTTTCTAACCACTCGCTTTCGGTGCCATCGAAGCCGTCGGCGACGGCGATTTCGTAGGCGCTTGCTCCAGTGGGGCCGTTGAGGCCGTTAATCCCGGGGCGGCCTTCGGGGCCCGGTGCACCAGGGTCGCCTTTGTCGCCTTTTGGGCCTTGAGGGCCGATAGGGCCGATCTCTCCCCGTTCACCCTTAGGGCCGATTTGGCCACGGTCGCCTTTTTCGCCGCGCTCACCACGGGGGCCGGTTTCGCCCTGTGGTCCTTGCAGGCCTTGTGCTCCAGTGGGGCCGCGGGGGCCGGGGTTGCCTTGGGGGCCTTGTAAGCCGTCAGCTCCAGCGGGGCCGGTTTCGCCGGGTGCTGGAGGGCCTTGAGATTCAATGGCCTCAAGGCGTTTGGCCAAGCGCAGCAAGGTAGCTACCTGCGCCAGCGTGAGGTAGTCGGCTGCAGTTGGCATTGAATTACTGCCCCAGCAGTGCTTGCATCAGTTGTTCCATTCGGTCGGGGGTGAGGTCGGATTCGTCCTCCATTTCGCCGGGGGATTCTTCATCCTCGGGTTCGTCGTCTTGGGATTCCAGTTCACCGGGCTCTTCTTCGGGGAGGGCGCCAAGTTCCATTGAGGGGAGGATTTCGCCTTGGGTCAAGATGGCGCGGACCTCTTCCAGGGTGATGACGCCCTTGTCGAAGAGCGCGGTGATTGCCGTGACGTCTTGGCCGATCAGGCGGTCAATGTCAAAGTCGCGGCTGATGCTCACCTCGGGCGGTTCCAAGCCGAGGTAGGCGGCGGCAAAGTCGAACGCTTTTTGGAGGGTTTGCTCTAGGTCGAGGCTGACGGCGGCCAGCATCGAGTTGGTGTCGACTCGATCTAGGCGGCGGGCGTCGGCAGATTCGGCCACGAATTTCTGCTGGCTCAGCGTGCTAATGCCGAGCGTGGCCATTTGCTGCTGGAGTTCGCGGATTTCGTTGCTCTGGGCTTCAAATGCACTAGCCGCAGGCTCCACGTAATAGACCTTGTTGCCTGGGGCGGTGGCCATCGCGTAGTTCACGCTCACAGCCATGTCCTTGGTCTGGTCGTCCCAGCCCTCAAGGACAAGCATCGGTTGGGATGCAATGTGCAGGCTGTGGATGAGGTCGGCTTGGCGTTGGAAGTGCGCCAGGTTTAGATAGGCGACGTCCAGTAGTGGGGGGCGACTGACGAGAGTGTCGACTTTGTTGCTGTAAGTAGTAACAAGCGGGATTTGATTGAGGCTGTAGGTGCCTGAGTCGATGAGTTCGTAGTCGCTGCTGTTGTTGAGGGGTTCCGCGAAGCCTGCGCCAAGGGGTTTTTGGCTGTTGTTTTGGCGGTAGATCTCGTAGCGGCCCGGATAGATGGCGCGGATTTGGTCGTACACCTTTTCGCCGAACATGCCGTCTGGCACGATGGCTTGCTCGTGGATACGGACTTGGGTCAAGGTGCCGTAGGCGGCTTCGCGATCTAGGCGCCAGCCGTAGACGTCGTAAGGGTCAACCTCGACCCAGTAGGGTCGGCGGCCTAAGGCGCGCTCTTCGGCGAGGCTGCGGATTTCGGTGGGGGCCGGGAAGTCGATCAGTACATTTGCGTGGCCGTAGGTCAGGCTGCAAATCACCAAGCGGCGGGCAAATTCATCTAAATCTGAGCCGCAACCGTCAACATCGCGCGCAAAAACTTCGCGCCAGTAAGGGTCGCCCTCAAGCGCAATCGGTTTGCGCATGATCAGGCCCGCAGCGGCACGTACCAGTCGCTGGGTATAAGGCGAAAAGACGGCGCGGTTGACCCGGCTCAAATAAGCCGTGTAGTCCTCGCGGGGCTCCAGTGGGAGGAAGGCTTCGCTGTTTTCACGCAGATATTCCGTGCCACGGCTGACCGCTTTCATGATCTCCCAGCCCTTCATCATGTTCAGGACCGCTGCCGTGCGGTTGAACGGGCTGTCCGTTCCACCCTGGTAGGTGGTGGAGATGATGTTGGTGGGGTAGCGGCCCGGGACTGCGTAGGTCATTTAGTCACCATTTTTCGCGGTTGGCCCAGTAGGCAGCCGACATCTTTCCTTTTTTAATGTTAGCCGCATGGCGTGCTCTAAATGCTTCGCGGCGTTTGCGGTCTGCCTCGCTTTCGTTTTCTTTTTTGGGCGAACCAGAGACGCCTTGTTGGCCGAAACGGATTAGTTTTATTTCACCGTCCTGTTTTGCAAGGACTACATGGGATTTAGTGGGGTGATTTGGGGTGCGTTTGGGTTTGTTGTAACCCTCAAAACGCTCGCCACGATATTCAATCATCGTCGTCATCCTCCTCGTCGTCGGGGTCGGTGATTGGCACCAGCACTTCGATGCCTTGGGTCAACATAGTTACAAACCCACCAATAATCTCGGGGTTTTGGGGGGTCTTAAATACGAAGGTGGCATGGGTGAGGCCGTCCTCGGCGTCGATTTCGATGTGGACGCAGCTGCCGTTGACTGTTTGGATGGCCATCAGCTATCGGAGAGGGCTCCAAGTGTCACAGTAATTGTGGGGCCGAGTTGGGTGATAGCCAGCACGTTGAAGCTGTAATCGCGAACTGGTTTGTCCTGCACAAAATACAGGTAGGTGCCGTTGGCGCTAATGCGCTGGGCTCCAGCGTGCTTTGTGGCAGCGGTGATTTCGCCGTAATCGCTGTTACCCGTGAGGCTGCCGCCGAAAGAAATGTCGATGTGGCCTGAGACAAAGCCGGTGACTTTGACTTGGAAGCAACTGTGGCCGGCAGTTACGTTGTTGAAAAACACTGCACCCACAGCTGTAAGGCTTTGGGCGGGGTAAATCGTTAGTTCGCCGTCGTAGACGGTGCCTGTTCCAGTGGCCATGGATTGTTACTTCTTGGGTTTTTTGGCGGTTTTGGCCGCTTTGCGAAAGTCGGCGGCGGATGGGGCGCCTTTGCTGCCGGGTTTGCGCATTTTTTCGCCGCTGCCGGCTTCAATACGCTTGCGTTTGGCGGCGATATTCGCGTAAAGGCCCTTTTTCTTGGGTGCCATGGTTACTTCTTACCTTTTTTGGTGGTTTTGGGCTTGGATTTGCCCGCTTCGCTTAGTGCAATCGCGATTGCTTGCTGGCGGCTGGTTACTTTTTTGCCCGAGCTGGACTTAAGCGTGCCAGCGCCGTACTCGCGCATCACCTTGGAGACCTTTTTCTCCGCTTTTGTTGGTCTCTTGGCCATGGCGAAGGGGCGTTTGTACCAGTCTATGAGGGGTTAGTAGAGGCGGTAGTTGGTTTGGCCCATCGTGCCGATGTTGGCAAGGTTGAACTGTTGTAAACACAGGTAGCCGAAGGCGTCGAAGGCGTGGTCTACGCCTAAGTTTTTGTTGGGGAGGCCCGTTCCAGGGGCATAAGTCAGGGTGCGGAGAGATTTGATTAACTCTTTGCAGCGGGGGTGGATCACGGTGCGGCGTGTTCCAGCAGCATCCAAAAGGGCGGTGTTGACGGCGGTGATTTTGTCGCGGATTTTCCAAGGGGCTTTGGGGCTGGAGACGTTGAAACCGCTGCGGCGGAGGATGTTGTGGTCCGTCAAACCGACGCCGCTGGTTTTTCGTGCTCCACCAGTGGGGTCCGGGCAGGCGATCACGCGGCGATCCACGCCGAAGCGGCGCGTAACCTCCTCCGCGAAGTCCCAGGTGGTGGCGCCACCAGTGAGCATGATTTCGTCGAAGACGTAGAGAGTGTCGTCTTTTCGGACTGCGCAGATGCCTGACATGGGATCCACGTTGAAGTCAACGCCAAGTAAGAGGGGGAGGACGGAAATGTCCTCGGCTTCCGGGTTGATGTTGTCGTCGCCGAAGCTGACTGCGACAAGGCCGCTTAGGTTCTCGAAGCTGGCTTCAAATTCTTGGCGGAAGGTGCGGGCGTCGAGTTGGCCTCGGGCAGCCTCGATTTCTTCCGGTGGGACGTTATCGCCGTCAATCGTTGTGAATTGCCAGCGGTTCCAGTTGGAGTCGCCGCTGTCCGCGTATTGCCAGAGTTCGTAGAACCAGCTAGCTGTGCCGTCCGGGGTGGAGATAAATAAGGCCCAGCCTTGTTTGTCGGCAAGGGCGGGGCGGATGACCTCGAACCAGACGTCGGCGCTCATGAACGCGGCTTCGTCGAGTACCACGCCAGCCAAGCTGCGGCCGCGTAGGGCCATTGCGTTTTCAGTGCCCTTCAGCTCAATCGTGGAGCCGTTCACGAGTTCCAGCTTCAGGTCGGTCTCGTTTTTGCTCTTGATCCAGGCTCGCGGGACCAGTTTTTTCAGGACTTTCCAGGCGATGTCCTTCGCCATCCGGTATGTAGGGGCCGCGTAAAAGAAGGTTTCGCCCGGCCTTTCAATCGCCCCACGCAATAATTCAATGCATGAGAGGTAACTTTTGCCGAAACGGCGGCCTGCTACCAATACTCTGAAGCGTTTTCGACTGTTGAAGACTTGGCCCTGGGCGTAGCGGAGGGTAAGTGCTCCAGCAGATTCGGGCATTTTGTAGTAGACGGGCACCTTCTAGGTTATTACAGGATTTCGAACCCCTCCCCCGGGTGTGTAACAGAGGAGGGAAATGGGGTTATATCAGTAGGTTCCTAGAGACTGACCAGCACGCGCAGGATCCGCAACCCACCCCCCGGGCTGGTACAGCTGTTCTGTAGTGCGGTTGTACTAGCCGCCTGGCGCTAGGTGGCGAGCAGGCGGCGGACTGTGGAGCGCGAGCAGCCGAGGCGGTCGGCGATGGCTTGCTGGGTGAGGCCGGCCCGGCGCCAGCGCCTAGCGCGCTGCTGGCGTGACTCGCTGGCCCAGAGCAGGACGAGCAGGGGGAGCAGGAGCAGCGCCAGCAGGAGAGCGGCGGTGGTGGTGAGCGTCATGGCGTGGTGTGCCTGTACTACTCTCCTAGTGTAGTACAGCAGACCGCCGAAGCGGTCATACTGTCACACAACGTAACGTAGTGCAAGTGTACTAGCCCTCAGCGCCCGAGCACGAGAAGCCGGCACTCAGCCTGGCCGCGGCCTGTAGCCTCGCAGCGCTCCAGCTGGCGGCTGTTGTCGACTCCCATTGCGACGATGGCGGCAACAATGGCACCGCAGGTCAGCAGGTAACCGATAAAGCCGCGTTCTGTTTTTGTCATGGGGGAAGCGTGGTTTGCTTGCCCCCTATTGTTGCACACAAGCGGCCAGCGGTCAAGCCTGGCGCTTGTCTTCGACCGTGATATTGAGCGTGGGGGCAGCGGCTGCCTGTTGTTCCGGCGCAGCTTCGCCGATTACTGCGCCCATGTCTTTAAGCAGCATTGCAACAGTTTGTAACTGACCCTTGCGCAACGCCTTGTGGACAGTCGCAAGACGCAATGCCTGTATTTGGTTTAAAAGATTCTCACGAGTCTCAGTTTGTTCCGTTGTGAGAAGTTCCTGAGCCCTTTTGTAATCCCTGTGCGCTGTGATTTCAGACACCCCAAACCGATCCATCACTCGCTGGCAGATCTGCCGAACCGTCCCACCGTCAAGGATGCAGCAGTAGGCAAAGTTCATCCGTTCATCCATCCGCACCGATGAACCCTTTCCACCACGCCAGCGTTTAGTGGGATCGTTGCCTACGGTCAACGGCTCATTCTTTACATCTTGGGCCTCAGATTCGGGCACGTTAGAGTCACAAACTCGATGCCCCCATGCTAACCTCTCGCGCTCTCACGTTCGCAGCAAAAAGCCCGACCGTTTGGCCGGGCCTTTGATCGGTGGAAGCTCCGCCTATTCGGCTTCGGTGACGGTGCGGACGGACCAGCCGACCAGAGCACCGGCAGCCTGCAGATCTTCTAAGGTCTGCTGCGCCAGCTTCTGAGCGGCCACGATACCGCCGGCGTTTACTTGAGAAGGCCCGGCAGGCGATGGTGTGCCATCTTCCCGGATCAGCCAAACGTTGTACCGCATCGTCTTAGTAAGTTGTGGGATCAGCAGCGCGGCGCTCGATTGAGCAGACCGCCAGGGCACCGGTAAGCCAGATGCAGCACTGGGCAAGGGTCAGGCAAGCGGCGTGCTCCCAAGCTGCGCTACTGCCTGAAACGGTTTGTTTGATCGCGTAGCCGGTGCCGCTGCGCTGGATCCAGATTTCGGTGCCGTGGCGCTCCGATAGGGCTTGCGCCAGCTCGTCGACTTGTGCGCGTGTGGTTCGTGCCATGGTGTGAGCCTTAGGGTGGGGTCTCGTGAAATACAATACAGCCGACCGTGCCGGGCGTCAAACTGTCAAGCGGACCAGCTGCAATAGATCACGCCGTCGACGGCATAGGCGCCAATGGGGCCTTGGGCTCGG